TGAGATTGCTAATGTTATTGCTCTGAGCAAAGCTTTGATCAATGAATGCCTCATATAGATGACCATTGCGCCGCATTACAAACGAATTAATTTGGCCAGTTCGTGCGATAAAGGGAGCTACTAAATCATTCATCTGTTGTTGGTATTCGGTTTTAAGTACAATCTTGTAATCAATATTAATGTATACTGGGATGGGTACCGATAAGGTTTGGATAACGATTTTGTGGTTTTTTCTCGGATAAAAAAGCTGTCTTTTGGATTCAGGAGGATCAGAACGCTGGCGCTGCCGAACTCCGCTAGCTATAGCAAAATTCCGAGTTTTATCTGGAACAATGCGCTTTGCAATAATAAACCTTCCTGATCTGCCGTTTTTGTTTTTAGAATAATAATGTGCTTGAAAGGAGCCTTTTTTCTGGGGATCTTTCACAACCGCGGTGCGTTCTACACTAATGAGGGGAAGCTTTAAAGCGCCGGCGTCATCTCTTAAATCTTTTTTGTGCTTAATCTGATACGCTCTTTCGGGTGCCTGCCAGAGCACAGGAGTGGTTACAAAGCCTTCATTGGTACGGGTTCCCAATTTCAAATCTTCTTTTACCCACGACACCAGGGAATAATCAATATTCTCTAGAGTAGAGGCCAACATTCCGATCTCTTTAAGACCTACGGCGCGTTCAGTACCTACGGGCAACATCGCAAAATCAAAATTATCAGGTAGCATCGAATAGTCCCTTTCTGGCTCTCTTACAAGTAGCCGTAATTTCAAAGCTGTGCTCTACTTGGCCAAAAAGCTTCTTCGGCTCCGACAGCTTTACGATTTCATAGAAAAAATCGCCATATAGTACAAAATCCCCTTCACGGACATACAAATCCTGATCTTCGGTAAGCCTTCTACGCTGGAAGTGGACCACAATTTCCCAGGACTTGTCAATTCCCATATTTTCCATATATTCAGTAACATAGTCGGTAAACTCTACCAGTGCATATACACGGACTGGGGGCAAATAGGTTTTTTCAGGAGCTTCGCCATATAATTCATGAAAATTGGTAGTTTCTAGATCAATGGGATAATATAAGATTTGCTGGCCAATGACTTTTTCAATTAACTCATCATTAACCTGTTTTACTAGATCTCGCTCTTTTTTCCCTAAGAAAAGAGGCGGGGGTGGTGCGGGCGGTCTTTTCCATTCATTATCAGACATGGGTTATCCCACAAATATGGGCAACGGGGAGAAGAACATTGTCTCGGACGCGGCCTTGGCACGTTCCGAATCATCCTTCGTGAGTTGCACATACTCCATTTCTTTAAGAAGCTCTCTGAGCTTGTCTTTGAGGGCCGCTTGCTCTTCTTTGGCTTGGGCCAGCAATTCTGAATGGTTTAGAGTCACGCTCTCGCCCGGAATAGGCATTGTCGTGAATTTGCCGCGGATTTGACCCAACATCTCCTTGCAGAGAGCTAACGCATACTTGCGAATCCACTGCTTTCCAATGGCATTGATGTTTTCATAAGGGATATTGCCGAATGGAAGGGTATTGACATTATTGATCCCATCTGCACTTCCCGAGGCGCCACTCCGACCTTCCCAGGGACTATCTTCTACATAAAACTGCACCCAAATGCGATCCATCTCTCCCAGGCCCCAATAGCTCGGTGTGGGGAACAATCGTAATCTGCCGTCAATCAATTCATAAGAATAATTGGAAGTTCGAGTCCGGATGGAATCCTCGTACATGATAGCCTGTAATTTGTTCTGCCATGTAGGAATAATCTCAAATGTGGAGTCATCAGCAAATTGGCCGTAAGTCGAGTAATTACCAACGACACCTACGCCGCCATAGTACCCATAGAAGCGCCACATTGCCCTAGGAGAGCGGAAAAAAACTTTAGTGACGTTGATACGCTTATTATTAACTTTGCCGCCGTAATCGACAGCATTGCCTGCCTCGTCGGTGCCGCTATCTGAAGCATCCATGATAATTTGGCGAATATCATAGTCTTGTACGTCCTGTGTAGGTTTAAAGGAGGCCGAATAATGTCGAACATCCCCTCCCATGCCCCCATAGGCGGTAACGCCATCTGCTACAGTACGAGCGCTTTGAAACTTGAATTTTGGATATTTGAGGGCTACGTGGGTGCCGCTCAAACTAGATGAAAGCGGACTAGCGGTGAGATCCCCTAAATGATTGAAAGTGCCCGTTGTGCTTCCCAACATGCTGCCTAGAGTATTTTTGCCTTGATGGAGATTAAGGATATAAGAGTATTCTAAGACAGCTTCTTCATAAGCAGCATAAACGTTAGAGGGCGTTAACTCAATGTCAACTACATCTCCTCCTAGTTTCTTATATACAAAAGCAACTTGAGCCACAGCACCGGTAATGAATTCGGCTGACGAGGTGTAGGCTCCAAAGGGCAACGAGCCGGTTACTTTGGTGGCACTTCCCGTTGAAGTAAGCACAATTGCGCTAGTGGTTGAAATAGGATCAAGGGCTGTTGGCATAAAAGGGGTCCTCTGCTAAACTAATTAGTTGTTCATAAGCAAAGGCGCCTGCAACTATTCATAAAACGAAAATCTCAAAAATTTACCGGGGGAAAAATTTGGTAAATCGACATTTTGGTTTTTGATCTCCCAAAACAAAACCCCTGCCACACGAAGGCGACAGGGGAATTGTTTTATAGAGGACTAATCTATTGACCTGATTCGCCCAAGAGTCCACGCACGATGACAAGACCGTACATATCCGGACGGACCATCTTCTTGGCGTAACGAGTCATCACGCCCTTACGGGGCACGAAGTCTTCGGGGCCAAAGATGGTGGGTGTGGTCTGCAGTGGCACATACGGTGCGTACACAAATCCACTTTCAAGGAAAGAAGATCCGCGACGTCCGACGAGAACCACGTTCCGCAGGAAGTATGGGTCAACAATGACGTCAAACTTCTTGGAAAGTGATCCCACCTTGACAGCACCAATGGAGCCCTTCTCATCATCATTAGTGACAGAAGCACGGAATCCAGCCGTGAACTCAAGGAGATTGGCAAGTTCGGGTCCAACGACCACGAAGTTTGCACCACCCCGCAGAGTCTTGCGGTGAATCTGTGCGGACACATCATTAATGGTTTCGATCAGAGTCTCATACCATTCGCTCACAGTACCGGTGAAATCGGGAGCCTTAGTAGACGCACCAACCTCAACACCAGTCTCACGGTTTAAGAACATACCGGGAGAACGCGACCAGTAGTAAGTACTAGCGGTTGCACCATTGACGAGATCCGCAAGAATCTCACGGTCAATCTCAAGAGCGACTTGCTCCGAGAGAATGCTCGTAAGCTCAACCTCAGCATCCAGGTTGTGGTAGGCGTTAAGATCTTGTCCTAACTCCGGAGTCCACTTAGCCTTCAGCTTCTTGGTTACTGCGGTAATCGCCACGGAATCGACCTTGATGTCGATTTCGGGGATGTTCTGCTGATTTTCCAGTCCCCAGACAGCTTGTCCAACAACTGAGCCCAGAGCACCACCGCTGACAAGATCATCAGTCTGTGCCCAGGAAACAGTGTTCCAACTAGCCGAAAGAGCGCCGACAACGAAGTCCGACAATTCCTTGGGAAGGTTGGGAGCCGCACCATCACTACCCGTACTCACGAAGACAAGCTTCACACGGGGCGTGCCAGAACCACTAACCAATTCCGTATGACGACGAATCAAACGCGCGGTTGCAACAGCAGCAGCAGCAGTACCGGTGGTAGCACCGGTCTTCAGAATACCATTTCCGAGAGAACAGGATACATTGAAGGATTGAGGTCCATCCAAGCTAACCTGATCGAGGCCCGACTGCAACACTGTGACAACTGCCACAGCCGTAGAGCCAGACACGAAATCGACATCCCACTCGACTGCCCTATTCAACACCGAGGCAGAACTTTCCATACTGCCAAAGGTACCATAAGGGCCGGCTTCCACCGATAAAGTGAGTTGATCACTAGTGTTGGAACCTGTCGGAGACGAATAACCATTGTTAAGGTTATACGCACCACCAGCAAGGCCAACGCCATACTGGTCAAGGTCCACACCACCAGTGATCTGGGACCCTACCTTTCCACCACCGTAGAAAGAGCTAGACCAGTCGTAAGCCAAACGAGAATACTCGTTGTCAAGGCCATTACCGGTGTCGCGACTTACGGTGAAGTCCAGGAAGAAGATGAGACCCGAGGGGAGACTCATCGGCTGAACACTAACAAGATCGTTAGCGATCAGTCCCGCAAAAACACGACGGACAATGGG